GAGGACCCCACCGTCATTCCAGATGGTCACGCCGTCGTCGGCCGGGTCCGCCGTCGGGATATTGTCGACGATGGTGAGCAGCGCCGCCACTTCGGACTTGAGCGTCACCTCGCCGTCGCTGACGGTGAAATAGTCCGCATCGAAGGTGACCGACTGCGTGATCTCGCCCTCGATGTCGAGCGTGCTGCCCGGCTTCATGGTGATCTTGCCGCCGCTGTCGACGACAAGCTCATTGCCACCGAGCGCCTTGTAAACCTTGGTCGTAAACATGCCTGTCTCCGCTCATTTAGAAAGGGAGGGCGGGGCGGGAGCCCCGCCCCATGGATCAGGGCTGCAGCAGGTGCTTGACGGCCGCAGTATCGCCCAGCTCACCGTCCAGCCGGACCAACCCGAGAAGGCCGATGTCCGGGGCGAAGCGCTCGCGCGCGACGAACAGCACGATGCCGCCGACCTTGCGCACGAAGTACTTCGAGAAGTCGCCGAAGATCATCGACTTCTTGCCCGTAGCCACGCCATCCATCGCCTGGTTGACCGAGTAGCGGTAGCCGAGGATGTTGCCCGGCACGCCCTGGGTCACGTCGCCCATCGTCCAGATGTAGCGGCCCTCGCCGTCCTTCAGCTTGCGCAGCACGCCCAGCGTCAGATCGTTGAACATGAAGCGCGCCTTGGGCGAGGTGCGGTAGGCGGGGTCGACCGAATGCACGAGATCGATGATCTCGTCATAGGTCAGGGCCGCAGCCGCCGCGGCCGTCTTGCCCAGCGACGAGGCGGTGACGATGCCGTTCGGATCGTCCGTGCCGTCGCCGACGGTCAACTCGGTATTGGCGCGACGCCCGAGGCGCTCGCCGAGCAAACCACCCAGCAAGGTCTCGAAGTTGAAGATCGAGTCCTGCGCCAGCTCCCAGCTGAAGCGCACCCATTCGGTGTCGTAGGCGAAGGCATTCAGCGTCTTCTTGCCGAATGTCGCATCCGAGCCGCCGTCGTCGGTGACCGCTCCGGCCTCGGTGTGCTGTGCCACCGGCACCGCAGTGTCGTTGATCGTCGGGATGTCGATCGGGTGACCGCTCGCCGTGTTGATCGCGGTGCAGATATCCTCGTCGTACATCGGCCCCCAGGCCGCCATCGACTTGATGATCTGGTTGCTGAGTTCGGTCGGCACAGTGTAGCCGCCGGCGGCCGGGGTGCCGACGGTCTGGGCACGGGCCTCGCTCGGCGCCACGCCGGCGCGCAGGGCCGCCCGCTCTTCATCGCTAAGCTGCGACAGGTCGCCAGCCACCTGCACATAGCGATGGAAGGCGTCGCGATAGGCAATCGGCTTGTCGGGATCGTCGGCACCACCCGTGTCATCGTCACCCGGGTTCGGGCGACGCTTGGCGCGGGCTTCCTCCGCCACCTTCTCGGCCGCGGCGACACGATCCTCGCGCGCGATTAGCGCTTCGACCTTGTCGAACTCCGCCATGATGTCGTCGTGGCGCTTGTCCAGTTCCGCGGCGCGCGCCTCATCGGTGTTCTTGGTGATCTCTTCGAGGGCGGCGCGGGCATCGACAACCAGCTTCTCCCGCTTCTCCTGCAGTTCCTTCTTGCTCATGGATATCTCTCCTGTGTGAGCGCGTGAAAAAGCCCGCGAAAGCGGGCGGTTAGGGCCGGAAGCGGGATGCTTGCCGTGCCACCTCCGGCGAAGCCGGGGAAATCTCAAGCGATGCCGCGAATGCGCTGCTCCATCAGCGCGCGGCGCGCCTCGATCCGCTGATGCGCCGGGTGCTTGTGCCGCTCCTGCCGGGCAGCCTCCAGCGAGCGCAGCGCGATCGACGTGCCCTCATAGGCCGGCTCGGACACGATGCTGACCTCGAGCAGCTCGACCTCGTGGATTGTCCGCGTCGGCGGATCGCTGGTCTCGTCCCACTCCTGGCGCAGCACCGAGAAACCAAAGCTCATCCCCGTGATGTCGCCGCGCTCCACCAGCGCCGCGACATCGCGGCCGTCCGATGTGTCCGGCAGGTCGATCTCGACGGCGAGACCCTTGCTGTCCTCCTTGAGGCGCAGCGTGCCGGCCGAGGACCGACCCAGAACCCGCCCCCGATCATGATCGAAATAGGCGCGCGCATCCGCGGTCTTGAGCGTCTGCGTGAAGGCACCGCGCGCGATCACCTCGCGGAAATAGCCGCCAATATCGGCGGTGGCACCGAACACGGCCGCATAGCCCGCGACCGTCACCGTGCCGGCGTCGTCGGCCCGACGCTCCACCGGCACAACGAGCGAGCGGCGTTCGGTTTCAGGACTGGGTATCGTCATCGGTCTTGTCCTCTTTCGGTGCAGGCAGCACGGGCTGCTGGCCGAGCACGACTGTGGCGCCCTGCACCAGCAGCTCGCCGGCGGCGGGGTTCGCGTGCTTCGGTCGATTCTCAAGAGCGCGCGCCTCGTCAGGCGTGAGCTGCGCGGTCTGGATGCCGCGCGCCAGGGCGTCGATCCGGCTCTTGAAGTCGCCGCGCAGCAGCCCGTCGAGATTGTGCTCGACATAGTGGTCGGCGGCACGCGTGCGGCCGTAGATTTTCAGCGTCATCTGCGCCTCGAGCGCCTTGGCCCACTGGCCGATCAAGTGCTTGACCAGATGCAAGTCCTGCTGCTCGACATTGGCGAAGGTGCCCTTGCTGAGATCCTGCAGGAAGGCCGGCGGCATCTGCCAGGCGCGCGCGATCTCCTGAATCTGGAACAGCCGCGCCTCAGTCATCTGCCCCTTGGCGGGGTCGATGCCGACTGGCTCAAGCTTGTGGCCGGCAGGGATTGGAACGATCGGGCTGCCGCTCGATCGAGCCAGCTGGACCGAGCGCTCGATATCGGCCTGAGCCCGCTTCAGCGCCGTCTCGCCTTCCGGCAGCGGTCCCGAGATCGACAGCGGCGGCACGCCACCGCCGGCGAAGAACGTGCTTGCATAGTCGTTCATCGCGATGGCCAACTGGATCGCCTTGCTCGCCAGCGCGATAGGCCCGTAGTGACCGAGCTGGTCGGCCTTGAGCAGGAAGGGCACGTCGATGATCTCGTCGGCACCATAAACGGTCCCGTCATGCAGATAGGTGGCGGCAAGACCCCGCCGCTTGATCTGCACCTTGCCCGGATTGAGAGGCCAGATATTGACGACGCTGTCCCCTGCGGTCTCGATCCAGGCGAGACCACGCCCTCCTGTAAACACCTGCTGCCAGAAATACTGGCGGGCCTTGAACCCATCCATCTCGGGGGTCGGATTGCGCAGCACGGCGCCGATACTCTCGTCGCGCTCGGCGCTACCGTCCTTGCGTAGGAAGGCGTGCAGCGGCAGTGCCGCCAGCGTCCGAGACAGGAAGCTCACCGCCGCGGTGACGGCCGGCACGCGCAAGGCGCTGTCGACCGTGACGCGTGGCAGGGTGACGCCATCAAGTCCGAAGAAGGCCATGAACTCGGCGGTGTCACCGACTTTAACGCGCGGGTCTTCGATGCTGCCCGCGCGCTGCTCGGGAGCGCGACCCCGGCTGACCTCGAATGCTACTTTCACTGCAGCATACTCGCCATGCTGAAGTTCGGATCGTCCCAGGGCGACGAGGTTGGAGCCTCTGCCCTCATCGAGACTGCCGGTGCAATCGCGTTAATGAGCGCGTCTATCCCGTCGATCTTGTTCGGCGACATTTCCTTCTCCTTGATCGGCAGGATCGTTTCATCCCGGCGCCGGCTGACGACCACGTTCGAGGCCATCCACGTCATGACCGGGTTGCCGTCATGGCGAAGGCGCGATGGGCCGCTCTTCACCCGCGCCTCAAGCTCCTTGGCTGGATCGGTCACGTTGGACGCCTTCTTCCACAGCACTTCGGCGAAGACTGAACTCCCGTCGCCGTGCTTGTCGTTGAGGCGGCTCGCCATCGCCTGGGCGGCAGCGAACTGGTCGAAGGTGCAGCGGCGAATCTGCAGTCCGCTTGCCAGCCATGTTTCGATCTGCCGCTCGATCTCGTCATGATCGATCCAGTCGCCGGGCGTCAGGATCAGGTGGCCCTGATCGCGCCACGTCCGATACGGTGCCGGCCCCTTGCCTTGCGCGTGGGTCGGCTGCTGTAGGACCGCCTCCGGGAGCCAGAACACCGGCTTGAAGATCAACCGCTCGCTCTCGTCGAATGCGGCGAGCACCAGCGAGGCGATGTCGTCCTTGTCCGCCAGGTCGCCGCCAATCCAACAGTCCAGTCCCTTGAAGTCGTCCCAGGTGAGCGAGGGATCCGCAGCCTGCTTCCATCGCTCCATCGGCAGCCAGCGCGAAACGCCGTTCAGCCAGATGTTGAGGTTCTTGGTCTTGAAGTTCCCTTCGCTCGCGGGAGACGCTTTCGCCTCGGCCGCGCCCTCGCGCATGTCCTTGAGCGATGGCGTCACGCCAAGCATGGGGTTGGCTTTCACCCAGACGCGCTCGTCGTAGGGATCATCGGCGGGCCGGATCACCTTGCCCTCACCGTCGACCTCTTCTTCGTCGAGCGTGTAGATGATGCCGAAATAGTGGTCGGCCTCGAGGATGCTTTCGAGCACCTTCGTCAGATACGTCCGCTGTTCGTAGCAAACGCCGTTCGTGTCGAACCCGGCCGTCGTGATGATCCATAGCAGGCGGTTGCTTCGCGAACCGCGCGCCGACTGGATCACGTCGAACAGCGAGCGGTCACGGTGAGCATGCAACTCGTCGAGCACGCCGAGGTGCGGGTTATGCCCGTCCTGCGTCGAGCCCTTCGAATTGATCGTCTGGATGTAACCGGCGTTCACGTCGCATGTGATCGACTTCGCCCAGGCGGTCAGCCCGAACGCTTCCTGCAATGCCGGCGTGGCGCGCACCATGCGCTGCGCCGGGCTGAATACCTTCTGTGCCTGAGCATTGGTCGTTGCGCCGATCACCACCTGGGCACCGGGCTCATCCTCGCAGCACAGGCAGTAGAGCGACACGCCAGCGGTCAGCGTCGACTTCGCCGCCTTGCGCGCCATCTCGATATAGACCACCGAGAAGCGACGCCCTCCATCCTCCCGGCGACGCCACCCGAAGATGGTCGTAAGGATGAATATCTGCGGGGGCTCGAGGAAGATCGTGTCGGTCTTCCAGCGCCCTTCCCAGTGGGGCAGCTTCTCGATGAAGTCGCAGACGTCGTCGCCGTGCCAGCGATCGAAGACGTAGCCCCAGCTCTTGTCTGACTTCGCCCGCTTCAGGTCGTTGAGGTGGCGCTGGCAGGCCAGCCGCACCCACTTGCAGGCCACCACCCTGCCAGCCAAGACGTCGCGGGCGTACTTCTCCGCGATGCCGCTGTAGTCTCTGGCGTGCTCCCACGCCTTACCCGCGCCGGCCATTCCTCGCGAATGGGTTGCCGGCACCTGCCTCGGGTCTCACCTGCACGCGACTACGCGCCCCAGCGATGCCAAATATCTCCTGCAGCTTGCGAGCCTCGGCCAGCGCCGTGATCGGCGGCACCTCGCCGGCCTTCCAGCACTTCACAATTGACGCCTGCAGCGAGCAGTAGTTCGCGAAGGCCGAGGTGTCCCGCTCGGTAACCAGCCGGCTCGCCGTCACCCGACCAATGTCGTCAAGCCAGATTTCCTGCGCCTCCGCCGACAGCCAATCCGGCATCTGCGGCATGGAGGACGGCTCGACGATCTCGACTTTGTGGGAATCGCGCACCGGCTGCAGCGTGCCGCGCGCTTCCTTCTCGCTCGGCAGGAGCGGCTTTGGGCCACGCTTCATCGAACAATCACTCCGGATTTATCTACCGCCGGGCTTTAATCCGCATGCGGGAATTTTTGCTGAGGCCGCCGGTCAGGAAGCGACGGGTCACGAGAGATGGACCCACCCCCTCCCGTCAGTCCTTGCGAGGGCGCGGCGGCATGCCATCCTGCCGGGCGGTGGTGAACTGTCCGCCTGTGCCATGGTGCTCGCCCTCTGGTGTCTGGGCGTCCGTCACTTCAACCGCTATGTCGTGCGGGGCGATCCATGCGCCGAGCCTCAGGGCCAAGGTGGCTAGCGCCATGCGCAGCCCATAGGCGGGTGGCAGCACCAGCCTTACGGTGAGCGTCGGCATTGCCATACGAACCGTTCCTGCACTCTGGGCCATGCCTGCCTATCCCTTCACGATCTCGTCGCCCGCACGGCGGTGGTATTGGCTCCACCACTCGATGATGGCGGTGCGGTGCCGATCCTGTGGGCGGTCCATGTCTGCCCTCACGCGAGCGAGGCAGGCATCTGCTGATGTTTCGAGCACGACGATGCGCTCGGGCTTGAGGTGGTCCCGCCACCACTGGCGATGCTCGGGCCTCGGCTCGCCGACGATGAACCACGCGCGAGGCCAGCGATCCGCATGTCGGCCGAGATCACCCAACATCTCGTTGCGGCGACGGATGGTGGGTCGCAGCCAGCGAGAGGGTGACCATCCGTGCAGCGTCTCTCCCGACATGGTCGAGGCGATGACGTCGAGGTCGATGACCAGGTCGGCCGCGGTGGCGTGCTGGCTTATCCACGTCGTCTTGCCGCTCGCCGGCGGACCGCACACGATGGTCAGCGGCACCAGCGAGGGCTTGAGCCAGTCGGGGCGCCACATGATCTTGCCGAAGGCTTGGTCACGAGCGGTGCGCTCTAGGTGGCAGGCACGGCAAAGCGGGCGCAAGTTGCTGCGCTCGTTGTTGTGGCTGTCGCCGTCGATGTGGTCGACTTCCTCGGCCGGGGCGATGAGACCCTTGGCTCTACAGAAGCGACACAGGGGCTCGTCGGCCAGCACAGCGGGTCGGACGACCGACTGCCAGTTCCAGCCGTAGCCGCGCTCAGCGGTGGTCTGCTTGCCGCGGCGACGGACAGCAGGGCGGGACGTGACTGGGGCGTGCCGTTGCAGCGGTGGCTTGCTGGGCATAGGGTCCGCGCAGGGAGGGTGACGAAGATGTCAGGAATGAAACTACTGGCCGGCGACTACGAAGGGCCGGCATACATTCAGTTCGGCGCGCTTTGGACCGGGCCGCAGGCGAGCAAGTTCAAGGGCATAAAGTTCGACAATCCCCGCAAGAGCTACGCGGCCGCCGATCTCGCCAGAGTGAAAGTCCTGGATTCGGAAACGTCCAAGACGTTCCTGCGCACCGCAGTCGCTGGGGCCATCGGTGGAGTGCTGCTTGGGCCGGCAGGCTTACTCGCCGGCGCGTTTGTCGGGGGCAAGAAGGTCACCGAGCGCTACGGTATCGAGTTCACTGACGGCAAGCGGGTGATCGTGAGCGGCGACGCGAACGACAAGTCGTTCAAATGCCTACTGCTATTCGCCGAGGAAACGCATCGGCTAGAAGCTCCTGCCCAAGTCGAGTTCTAGCTGGGCCGGCACCACGCTCAGTGGTGCCAAAGCGGTCCCGGTGAGAAATAGGCGCCGAGAGTGAAAAGGTTGGTCGCCCATGAATGGGATGGACACGGATGGTGCCAAACCAGGCCGAGGCTCCGCGCTCTAGCTGAGCTCTAGCGGAGCAAATCCTCGCACCGCTCGATGATCTCTTCTCGTTCCGGGTAGGCGGTGAGAACGATACCGAGTCCGCGCTCGAAGTCGTCCTCCGCCAGCACCTCCGTGATCATGCGAT